GGCAACCGTCCGACCTATGAAACCAGCCGCAGCGAGGAAGTCAGCCACGGCGATTTAGCCTGGGCGACCATGCACGCGCTGGCAAACGAGCCGCTGCAGGGACAGGCAGCACACACGCAGAACATTGTGGAGATATATTAATGAGCAAACGCAGAAACCGCACCCGCACGCAGCCCGTGCCGCAGCCGGATAACATGACCAGCGGGACGGCGTCGGAGGCGTTTACCTTTGGTGACCCGATCCCGGTGCTGGATCGCCGCGAACTGCTGGACTACGTGGAGTGCGTTATCAATGATCGCTGGTATGAACCGCCCGTAAGCGTTGACGGGCTGGCGCGCACGTTCCGCGCCGCCGTGCATCACAGCTCACCCATCAGCGTGAAGTGCAATATTCTGGCGAGTACCTTTATCCCGCATCCACTACTGAGTCAGCAGGCATTCAGCCGCTTTGCGCTGGATTACCTGATTTTCGGCAATGCCTATTTGGAGAAGCGGACCAGTCGCCTCGGTAACGTGCTGAAGCTTGAACCGTCACTGGCAAAGTTCACCCGGCGCGGCCTGGACCTTGATACCTACTGGTATGCGCACTATGGTATTAACACGGAGCCGTATGAGTTTGTTAAGGGCAGCGTCTTCCACCTCATGGAGCCGGACATCAATCAGGAGATTTACGGCCTGCCGGGCTACCTGTCAGCTATCCCTTCGGCGCTGCTGAATGAGTCGGCTACGCTGTTTCGCCGCAAGTATTACCTCAACGGCAGCCATGCGGGTTTCATCATGTACATGACCGACCCGGCACAGAGCCAGCAGGACGTGGATAATATCCGCGGTGCCATGAAAAGCGCAAAGGGCCCTGGCAACTTCCGTAACCTGTTTATGTACAGCCCGAACGGGAAAAAGGACGGCATTCAGATCATTCCGCTGTCAGAGGTGGCGGCGAAGGATGAATTCCTGAACATCAAAAACGTGAGCCGCGACGACATGCTGGCCGTACATCGGGTTCCGCCTCAGTTGATGGGGATTATCCCGAATAATACCGGTGGATTTGGCGACATTGAGAAAGCTAGTAGTGTATTTGTCAGAAATGAGCTTTTCCCTTTACAAAAAAAAATGGAAGAGCTAAATGATTTCCTCGGCGAACAAGTAATAAAATTCGAAAAATATGAACTATTCTGATAGGGAAATATAAAGCTAGCGAATTCATTAATGAGTGGGTGTCATCACTCATTAATGAAAAACCTATTCCCACAAGATTGAAAGTTTATGGGTTTGATATTGACTCCTCAAACTTAGAACCTATATTTGCCAAAATTATAGTCTTGTCTGGTTCAACCCAAAACATCAATCTCAAGGCTTGGTGAGCGTCGGTGATATGAGTTCGGTAAGCTTTTAAATCGCCTAAAGTTCTCTGATCTTGAGATTTTGCTGATTTTCGGAATGGTAAAACTTCATTTTTGGGATGCCTACAAAGGACGTAGATGATAGTTTCAAAAACAACTGAAGAATAAGGTTGAGTATAAGCAGCCTGATTTCTTACAAGAGAATTAAGAAAGTCCTGACCAATTTTGAATGCATCCCAACTCAACTCTAAATCCAAAGAATTTCGCTTGATAATCTCTATGCATCCGCAATAAAGGGAACATTTAAGAGCAAGGTTAGTATTGGCTCTGGAGTAAAGATCTTTTGCATTAAGCCTATAAAAATAATCTCGTGCATCGCTAATGTTATGCACACTACATGTCAAATTATTAGAAATCCCATGAGGCAGGCTCGGGAAGCATTCTGTAACCACACCACTCAGGTTAAATTTATCAAGCTTATCAGATTTATTTTTAGCTTGGTTGTAGAATATAGTGCTCTCACTGTTGAATAACACACTTCTAACAAGAAGATCTTTCAAGAAAACAGATAGATCGTCTCCTCTCTTAATAGAAATGGGGTTTAGAGGAGGTTCAATAATAAAATCACCCCAGTCAAATTCATAAGCACTCACTTCTGAGTTGAATTCTTGTATATTTGAAATTATTTTATTAATTAATTTAGCAACATCCTGTGGGCTAAATACGCACGCCGCTCCTTTAGGAAACATGTTATTTAATACTTTATCGCAGGGGTAATAATTCTCATCTATCATTTTAGACATAATAGACGACTCAGCCATAACATCTATACCCCCATGTAATATCATCTCATTCAAAACCCTCATGCTATCGACATGGTCATTAAGATCAACATGCTGACAAAGCATCGGAGAAATAAAATATTCAAAGTTAATAACTGCTGTCATAATCATTTCCTTGAATTACAATTCCATTCCTTTTTTTACTCGCCTCCATTAATATTTTTTCAACTTCCTTATCTGTTTGATCAAAGAATTCATCTGGCCAATCTGATATTGCCCCATACTTATTAACCTCAACCTTCCTAAAGGATGAGTTCCCATTAAACTTGCCAATAAAGTAAAGTGAAGAGCGATTTAAATGGCCATTATGCTGATCCTGCACTACTCTCAGCCTCAATCTATTAATCATGTATTCACTGTGCGTTTCGATAATACACTGACGTCCAGTTTCAGCCATTACTAAAAAAAGATCGCATAGTTTTGATTGAACTTTAGGATGTAAATGTAATTCTGGCTGCTCAAAAATTAGTATATCGCTGGAGTCTGAATGTAGGAACATTAGTATTATAGGTAAAACTTGGCTTACTCCTACACCCACATGAGTAAGATCCTGCCACTTATCCCCAGCAGCTGTCTTTACATATAACTCATAACCAAGCTTACCCTTATCAGAAGTTCTAACTTCTTCCACAACACCTAAAAAAGATAGCCATTTTTTACAGGCATTATTTACAGTGTCGTCTTTCATTTCATAAAAAAGCTTCCCATTAACCACCTCTGGAGAAGCATATTCGATATAGTTAGATTTTATTCTATGCAGTAAAGACGCAGTGAACTCTCCTTTTAAGCCCACAGTATTAGCATCATAAGGGCTAGAAGAATATACGGCCTGAGGTTCGTTTCTCAATGGGCCAAGGTATTTTATGCTTCCTGAGAAGCAATGCGTCATTGCGCTTTGAATATCGCGTAAAACTGGCGAATGAAAATATTCGCTGCCTATAACTTTATCGACGTTGTCGTACCATACATTCTGAAGTGTATCTTTATGCTTTTCTAATAATGAAAATAAATTTTTACTCTTTTTTTCATCTAAGGAGTTTAGCCAATAAAACCATGATTCTAAATTAACATCACTTATCAGAAAATCGTTCGGTAAATCTTCAGCCCTTAATGAATAGTTAAAGTTGATAAAATTATCTTTAAACTCCTCCAAAATCGCTTTAGCTTTTGTTGAAAATTCCTTCGTTGATCCTTCATGGTTAAAATACTTATTTTTAAGTAATTCTTCATCTCTAAAAGCTTCAAGAGCATACTCAGGCATGGCAATTTCTGAAAGTAGCTTCCTTCTTTCTTCTAAAATAAGGTCGTAAACTTTATGTGAAAATGTTGAAGGTATTAATATTTCATCTGCATCTATTTCTTGAAAATAATACTCATCATGTATATATATTCTATCATGACCCTCGATTAGAATTCCGATAATTTCTTGACTAAGTCTTTTTGTTTCGTCGAAGTTTATGTCTATTAGTGTTGGTATTAAATCACCAGTTCTTACCAGTCCATTAATAACATGATTAGGGTATCTTTTTAAAAGTTCGTTATCTTCATTGGTGTCAAAGTTAATTAGTTCATATTTTAATTCTTTAGTCTCTCTGTAATTGCTAGTGAGTTTATAGTGAACGTAATCAATTTCACTATGCTTTCCGTCAATGTCTTTTTTAACTTCAAATTTTGCAGAAACAATTAATGGATGATACTCTTCATCTATCTTTGCAACACTCTTTTCTCTTTTCCCAATAATTAATTCACAGCGAATTGATGTTATGTTAGGACTTCTAATATAAAAACTCCCCCCTACATCAAATTCAAAACCTATTGTTATTTCATCAGTGCTGGAGTTATGTTTCTTGATGTCATTAAAAGCGCCTAAACGAATAAGCTCTCCGTTTAGAAGGACTGCGTCTTCATTTGCTCTAGCAGAGAAGGTTTGAGCAAGCATGAGTAAAGTTTGTATTAGCGAGCTTTTGCCACTACTATTTGCCCCACATAGAAATGAGCAATAGTTCAAGTCTATATAGTCAATCATATTCAGAGATTTAAAGTTATTTATAAAAAGATTTTTTATCACAACGACCTCATTTATGATGCATATTATCCATCAATGATTATCAATAATTACGTACTCAAATCAAACTTTAGTAATGATTATATCAATAGCCAAGAAATTCTTCACTATCTCGAAAAATTTTCCATTAAACAAGCTGAAACAAGCAGCGCGCGCTCGTAGCCCCGCCACGCCTGCCCGCTTTATGCAATGGTTTTCATGCACCTGCATGGCATAAGCAAAAGCCCGCCAGAACTGGCGGGCCGGAGGGTAAACGATCCTATTGGGATCATGCGGATTCATGCAGCATAGTCATGCACTACCGGGTTTATCTTCTTTCGCAGGCTCAGGCGTTGAGAAATCATCGAAAGATTTGTAGGTTTCTGTGTCGAAAAGTGAAACGCCCTCAACCTGATCCATCGGCATTACGTGCCGGAAATGCCCGAAATTGAGTGGCACTGAATCAGCTGTAATGTCCTGGCTCAGGTAAAGCTCAAAATATCTGTGCTGTTCGTGATAGCGCAGCGTATCTTTATCACGGTAGCCGCTGATGTAAGGGATGATGGCAAGGTGCTGTGTATCGTGATGCTCCATGCGAGGCGCTGCTACATAACCGATATAAACTTTCCGTGATTTCAGAGTAACGAAAATCAGTTGTCCTTCATCAATCGCCTGGAGCAGCAATGACTCAATGCCATCCTGCGCTGCCATTTCCCGATATGCCCTTTGCCTCTCTTCATTGTTTTCCAGCGCACGCTTAGCGTTGTTTCCCTGCTCAACAGCAAGCCATACAGCCATTCCCATTGAAAGAACGAAGAAAAGTGGATAAGACATGACCTTAACATCCGTCAGCCATGAGTAATAATCAGCGTGGAGGCTAGGCCATATCATGCCCAAGATGTTGACTACAGTACTGACCAGAAGGAGGAGAACGAAAAGAGCGGTGACAACAGCAAAACCCTGAATAGCGAACTTACATCCATGCATAGCCACATAAAAGTAAGCGTTCCAGCCATCACTTCGGGCTAATTTTATGCGGGATTGGTAATGATTTTGTGTGTACCAAAACCCGCATACCAGAACAACCATAATAATCAACGGACCCATCAACTATCCCTGACGTTTAGCAGCTAACTCTTCCATACGTGCACGCATCGAGTCGCGCACCTGCTGATTTTTCATGTTAACCGTCGCTGAGCCGTTCAGGTCGGTAATGATTTTACCGTTCGAATTGCTGACGTCATGACGGATAGCTTCCTGCATGATCTTACCCGGAGCGGATAACATCTTTCTGAGAAGTTCGGTCATATAACCTCCTGATGACACGAACGCCGCTGGCAGCGGCGTTTACAGTGTGCTGCCATGTAACTATAGGACAGCTGCAAAATAATAAAATTCGGTTGGAGCTACTTCTTAACCTACTTACCTGTAGCAATCAACAGATTTCAGGTGCAATGCTCATTACGGCCTAACGCCTCGCAATGCTCGTTGTTCAACGTTGCCAGCGCCAAAATTAAATTTTGCCGCCAGCAACGTTATCAATATGCTTGGCTGCGGACTCACGCTACTCCGCAGCGTAAAAAATCTCATCGTCAGGGACTTTTTCACAGCTCGAATGTGCTAACTCAGCGATGATACTCATCGCCAATTTCATATCAGATTGCTTGCAATTTGCTATAAGTGACACCTCAGCAATGAACTGAACGCAAGCCATCTTACGGTTTATCGGTGCCAAATCTTGAGTGTCCATCTAACCCTCCCTTTACTCTAAATGCTGTATAACCATACAGTAGTAGATGCGTTACGAAATGTGAAATGTTTTTTCATTCAATCGGACCTAATCTGAAAATGAAAAGTAAGGTTTTCAGTGATTCCAACCTGTTATTTTGATTAGATAAAGCCTTACTTGCTCCTGACTAACGGCTTCGCTTATGGTCGCTTTTTTAGTTCAGATCCATTGACGCCACTTATCGTCTTCTTGTAGCCGCCCATTCTTGTAAAAAATGCGCATCCCCGCGCCTGAATCAAGACTGCCACCAGACAGAAGGAGATTTATTTCTTTTTCTCTACTGGTAAAGCCCCTCGCTTGAAGCTCTACAACCAGAGTAGCGCGCTGAACATCGTCAATTTCTTGCTTATAACTCTTCTTGTGGCGCGGCTTCACTACCAGGAGACGCGCCAGCAGATCCCGGCGCTGTTTTCTGGTCATGTTGTCGAAATCTGCCGGACCATACAGAGGCGCTTCACCCGGTTCTATCGGTTCAACAGATACCGGATTACCCCCTAAAATGTTCATTTTTTCATCCGGGGGACAGTTATTGCCACGAGTCCAAGGGGCGCTAGCGTCCTGGTCGGCTGTCGCCTCCTGAACGTCAACTGCTTTACGAACCATTTTCCACTTCGTTGCGTGCGTGCAGATGCGGCCAGCCACTAACGGGGACCAGATGCCATAAATGCGGGTGCCGTGATCGCCGTAAGGGGTTGGCTCGTCGTTAAGCTCGTAAGCAGTTCTAACGATGTGATGTTTACGCGGAACCAGTACGCCGCCCTGTTTCATGATGTAGGTGGCAAAGCAGCCCACATCTGCAGCGGCCAGAACGGCGTCCAGTTGCGTGTTTTCAAGCACCGGCGCACCTGCTTTTTTATAGCTCTGATTTCTCATCGCCTGACCGGCAAGCAGGCGTAATTCTCGGTAAGCTTGGCGGCCCGGAATGCCAAAGAAACGGAACTGCTGAACGCGATGAAGTGACGCCCACGCCCCGACGTTCTCTGCGCTGTCACGCAGTGATTTACCTGTTTCTGCACTGATTTCATCAGACAGGCCACGGCCATCAATATTTTTACTGACGTATTTAGCGATATAACTTGTCGGTGAACCTTTGCGCGGGTTGATTAGTTCAGCTTTAAAGCGCGGCCCGGTATTGCTGCCAAGCTCTTCACGGTCTTCACGAATGGCGAATTTCCGCAGCAGCGCGGTGACTGAACGGCGCTCCTTTTTGCGCATGAAGCAAAGCAGGTGCCAGTGTACAGTGCCGTCATGATGTGGCTCAGCAACCCGCACGCCATACCAGCGCATCCCGGCTTTATGCATGGCCTTGCGGAAGGCGGCAAACGTATAAACCAGATAATCACTGCTCTGGCGAACGGTGGCCGTGGTCCACTTCGGATTCGGTCTGCCGTTGTTAAGCGTTGCGTGAAAACGTGACGGGCAGGTAATGGTGTAAAACACGGCGCAGTCGCCGCGCATTTGCGCGATAAGCTCCAGCCCCTTAACGCAGGCCATCATTTCATTTCGGCGGTGAGCCGGATTGCTGTTGCTGGCATTCACCACGTCTTCCATATCCAGCGTATCGCCTTCATCGCTGACCAGCTCATGTGAACGGAAGAACTCCAGAGACTTCCGGCGCTGCTCTCGCTTATGGATCACCGCTTCAAAGCTGACGTAGGGGGAGGCTTTTTTGTTGACCAGGCAGACGGCACGCAACTGCTCTTCACGCCATTCACAGCGCAGCTGCCACAGCTTGCGATACCACCAGTCCGCGCAGAGCATACGGGCCAGCGAGGGCGGGATCAGATCATAGGGCACGGGCTTGCGACGGCGCTTTTTGCGGCGTAGCTGCTCAAAGGCCGGGGGGATTACGTCCAGACGCATCGCTTCTGCTGCAACAAGTTCCCATGCCTGACGGACCTGCTCCGGTGTCACGTCGTCACTGATGAACAGATGGCCGCTGGCTTTATCAAGACACATGCTCATATGCGCAGCGACCAGCGTGGATAAACGCTTGACCTGATTCTGGTTCATTTCGGGTAACGCCAGCAGGCCGTCCAGCCCGTCATGACCGGCCATAAAACGGAATGAGGCTGAAATCTGGCTTTCGCGCACGCGGGCCAGCCTCTCAAGGCAGGGGCGGATGGTTTCGCGCAGGTAGCGGGAATAAGCCTGCGGCCTGCCGAGATTGTGGAAAAACTTAACGCGCTCCATGAGAGGCTTACTGATGTGCGAAGGCTGCGCGTTGACATCGGCCACAATGACCAGATCGGGATTGAACTGCTGCTGTTCGCGGGCCATCTTTGCCCGGCTGACAATTCTGTCCTGTACAATTTCGCGCTGGACAGGATCGCGGGACTCGTTGAAAAAGTAGCGGTCCCAAACCTCATCACTCATTGCATCACGGCGCAGCTGCTCCTGCTCGTTATCTGCAGCATATAGACTGATCAGGTTTGAAAGCGCGGACACCGGCGCAACTTCCGCCGGGTCCAGCTGTGGATTGATTGCCTTTTTAGGGGCGTTCCATGGGTATGCGAAAACCTGAGTCATTACACCGCCAGACTCATGTGACGCACTGCGATGATTTCAGATGCGCGCTTGCTTTCACCCGCAGCCACGCCAACAGAGCGGGCGGCAGTGACTTTTGTCAGGTCAAATTCACGGAAGATACTGCGGGTAAACAGGGTGTCGCTGTTTGAAACGATGACCGGGTTACGCTCAGAAATACCCAGCAGGGTGCAGGCCAGCGAGTGCTGATCATCGTCGCTGAACCCATCGGTGTGATAAGCGGTGAACGTGCCGTAATAAGGCGGATCGCAATAAACGACATCACCGGCACGGACCATGTTCAGGGTTTCGCTGTACCCCAGACATTCAAACGTCGCGCGCTGAGCCTTTACGGCAAAAGCTTCAATTTCGGCCAGCGGGAAATATGGCTCTTTATAATTGCCGTAGGGATTATTGAATTCACCGCGTTTGTTATAACGGCAAAGGCCACGATAGCCGTGGCGATTGAGATAGAGGAATTGCGCAGCACGCTCCAGCAATGGCAGCGCCGCGTTGAAGTTAAAATCTTTGCGAACCTGATAATAACTTTCTTCAGTTTTATTCTGATTAAAAAGCGATGTCGCCACGACAATAAACGGGCGGGTATGCTCTTTAACCTGACGATAGAGGTTAATCAGATCAGGATTAACATCCGCCACCAGATAGGCCGGGTAATCCGTATTCATCATGACGGCACAGGAACCAGCAAACGGTTCAACCAGACGATCACCGGCGGGCAGGTGCTTAATCAGTTCAGACATCAGGCCGGACTTGCTGCCAGCCCATTTAAGGATAGTTTTCATAACGCCGCACCTTTGTGATGTGCGCTTTTCAGCTCACTGATTTCCTTGCAGGTCACGCACAGGGAAACGCCCGGCAATGCGCGGCGGCGCTTCTCCGGTATTTCTTCGCCGCACGACAGGCAGAAAAACTCACTTGCCCCTGTCGGGCGGTGAGTAGCGTTAGCCAGATTGCGCGCCAGCTCTTCCTGCACGCGCTGCTGTACCATGTCCATTGAATCAGCCATCAGTGCAGCTCCTGCGCCTGGTTCTCAAAGCGTTCTGCTTCTTTGTCCAGAAGCTCGATGATTTCCGCCGCTGACATTTCCTGTTTGCGAGCATGAATTGCCAGCGCGGCCAGGCGGATAGAAACGGACAGCGCATCATCAGAACGCTGCTCAGTTTTGGCCTTGCTCAGCAGGGCATTAAGCGCGTCTTCGTCTGCTTTAAAATTACGGGTCTGGATATTTCGCATTTTTATTTCTCCTGAATTCGGGCAAAAGAATGCCCGGCGGGTTTACGCCATTTAATTTCGTTGGGTTAATTAATTAGGTAACGTTAGATTCTTTGGAAATAAACTCACGACTGCTTTTAAGTGATTCATCGCGCTAATCAGCGCCGTTAATTCGTCACTCGTCAGTTCACTGAAATCAACGCTGTGACGTTCTTTGCTGATATTTGCCAGGAAGAAAATTGCGCTCAGTGCGCGGCCGTTCTGTTCAGCCTGGTGATCGCGCTTATTACGCATATCTGCGATAAAGCGTTTGAGTTCGTGGCTGCAATCGCCATACATCATGGTACGAAGGGCAGAGATATGATTAAGCGCACTTGCACGTTGCCCTGCGTTCATCTGAACAGTGATACTTTCAGCTTTGTAACCCATGATTCTTTCCTCTCACTCGTTAATGCTGCCAGCAGTTCGGCCTGTGAAATTGCCGGGTGCCAGCGCCTGCCCTTATCTGCCGCAATCCAGCCGTGGCCGTATGCGTGGGACGGACTTTGCCGCTTCAGAAGCGGAGCCACTGAAAACGCCATATCTCAGACCATCCCGATTGATGCACCGATACCGCTTAATACATCAGCAGTACCTGAAAGTGCAGGGTTAGAATGAACGCGAGTCTGTACAGCGAGGGCCGCCAGCATCATGCAGCGAATGCCTGTATTAGCTGCTTCAACAATCCCGCGACGGCATGAGGTGGTAATGCTTGCGTGATTAGCAGCACTGGCAGCAAGCGTTCCCACCTGAGCGGAGGCATTGAGCACGTAAGCCGGAAATTTTTCAGCGGCATGTTCATTGACAGGAACACATGGCAGACAGTGCAGCTGCGCCAGCATCCCATCCATCAGAGTCGCGTCCTCAGTCAGATCAGTAAGTAGCAGCACTTCTGGAACGGTCAGCTGATGCACCTGATCAGGATTCAGCTTGTTACGAAGCGTCTGCACTTTCATGCCTGCTTGCTGGGCCAGCTCCCGCATGTTGTGAGTCAGCGCAAACTTGCGGCAGGCGTCTTCGTAGTGGTTATGGGTGGAAGTCTTAAAATCAAACATGGTCATTCCTTTGCTCAACTTAAATAATTAAGTTGTTACGCAGCGACGTAGCGGCAGTTGACACCTTGAGCGAGTAAACGCGCGCGGAAGGCAACCATGTTGATGCGTGCAGCACCGCCAATTTTTTTACGTGGCATAACAAGTAGATCACCGTCTTCAACCATCTGCTTCACAGTGCGAAGGCTGTAACCATAAGCCTGTGCGAACTGTTCATAAGTCATCAGATCGGGGCCGCTAGGTATTGTAATTTGATTAGTCATCGGGGATTATCTCCAGTTGGCAGTATTTACGGTGCATTGGCGTGCATTTTCACTAACGAAGTGGATGATATATTCCAAATGGGTTTGTGTAAACAGATCATATTGGATTATTTGAAGGGTATATGATCGATTACAACAGCGATGTTAAGGCCATATTGGAGAGAATCCTTAAATCTTATGGGGTTAGCTCACGCCCAGAGCTAGCCGAACTTCTGAAAATTCCGTTACCTACTATCCAAAATTGGGTAGCTCGCCAGAGTTTACCCGGCGATTACATCGTTCAATGCGCCTTGGATACGGGAGTAAGCCTTAGATGGCTGGTTAATGGTGAACTTGCAAATGTAAGTTCAGATGGAGTGAAGCATCCCTCTCTTAAAGGGAAGAAACTTCACGACACTATGCTGGCTAATGGTGGGCGGGCAGTGTTGGATCGCATAATGCACGCATATGGCTTTACTATGCAGAAGCAGCTTGGTGACTTGCTTGATATTCCTTCAGCGACAATGAGCGCATGGGTTCGCAGAGATTATTTTCCAGGTGATGTTGTCATTACATGCGCCCTTGATACGGGGGTTTCTCTTTCTTGGTTAGCTACTGGCCATGAGGATGAGGCACTACCCAATAGAGATTTAGCGGATCAGCTGATACCATCCATACCTGCGCGAAAACTCTCCGGAGGCACATTAGAGAATCAGCCTGATGTGAGTTTTAATCTTTCTCTTTTTGGCTTTGATTTAAGTAACCCCCTATATATTCAACGCGGCTCGATGTCATGGATCGTGGAAGGGGGCGCTCAGACCATTGGCAATGGTGATTGGCTATTAGATATTGATGGAAATAAAGATATTTATACCGTGTCACGCCTTCCGGGTAATAGGATAAAAGTTACTAACAATACATCTTCATTTGAATGTTCAGAAAGTGATGTAAACCCTATTGGCTTCGTAATTCTGACAATGTCAAAAAATTTATAGGAAAATTATGGCGGAGTTTGTTTTATTAATAATTGCGACAGTGAGCGGTATTGTTTCAGCTCATATTAATTGTAAAGCAAAAAGCATCAGAGGTTTTAAAGCTTTTATGAGCCTATGCTTTGGTGGGGCAGTGCTGGGCACAATAATGCTTTTTAGTTTCTTAGCTCCTATGTGGGTTTCATATTCAATAGCGGCTGTATGTATTGCCATCCTAATCAATAATATATCTAAAGTTAAAAAAATCTTTGGTTAGATAACATGTCCATCAAAAAAATGTCGTCTGGCGAATGGCTTGCTGATTTTTATTTAGATGGTCGCGGCAGTCGACGCATCAGGAAAAGCTTTGCAACAAAAGGTGAAGCGGTAGCTTTTGAAGATTACACGCGCGCTGAGGCCGAAAACAAACCGTGGATAAAAGAGAAGGAAGATCGTCGCAAGCTTAGTGAGTTAATTAAACTCTGGTATTCTCTACATGGGCAATCGCTCAAGGCCGTCAAGTCTCGTAGGGCTAAATTAGATATTGTGTGTGCCGGACTAGGAGACCCGATAGCCTCTCAATTGACGGCAAAAGATTGGGCGCATTACCGTGATCGTCGCCTCAAAGGCGAGATTTCTAACGGCTATCACGATGATGAATCAAAGTGGAAAGTAAAGCCTATAACGGTCAACAGAGAACAAAACTATCTTGCCGCTGTTTTCAATGAACTGAAGCGGTTGGGGGAATGGTCTTTACCTAACCCACTGGAAGGTGTCAGGACGTTCCGGGAAGATGAAAAGGAAATGTCCTGGCTTACCTTAAGGCAGATCACTGAACTTCTGAATGGCTGCGAGCTTTACGGAAAGCCAGACTTAAAGATGATATGCAAAGTTTGCCTGGCTACTGGTGCGCGCTGGACTGAAGCGGAAACCCTGACCCGTTCACAGCTATCACCTAATAAACTTTCATTCTTTAAAACTAAAGGCGGCAAAAACAGAACGGTTCCTATCCAGCAATGGCTTTATGACGAGCTTAAGGAACGGCAGGGCAGGATGTTTAAGCCCTGCTATCAAGAGTTTAAAAAAATGCTCGCTACCACATCTATCCAATTAATAGAAGGGCAAAAAACTCACGTTTTACGCCACACATTTGCGAGTCACTTTATGATGAATGGTGGCAACATACTTGTGTTACAAAGGATACTCGGCCACGCGAATATACGTGAAACAATGAAGTATGCTCATTTTGCTCCAGACCATTTAGAAGAAGCGGCGACCCTTAATCCTTTATCAAATTTAAAAGAGAGTGTTAATAATGATTGATAATTCAAAGGAAGATGTTGATAAAAAAAGCATGGAAGAAAGATTTTTTTATGAAAGAAAAAAGCAGGGCGTTATTAATATCATAGAGGTGATTGTGGTTTTTTTTGCTGCCAACATTATTATGTTGAGTGGTATGTTTGATTCCACACTTAGTCATATTATCCCAGGCTACTATGATAATTTTTTTAGAATGCCGGTTTTTTCTAAAGCTTTGTTTATAACAGTTTTGCATATAATATTCACTGTGGTTTATGGTGTGTCACCCTTACAGCTTACTTATAAAAGGCTAGTAAACCCTAAAATAAGGACGTCTAATAAAATTCATGCTGGTAGCATTAGGGTTGCAAGAAGTAATTACAAGGAGGTTCCTGCATCCAGCCATTCAAATAGGATGCCGTCAAAATTATCGATCAACCAAACTGAAACTGCTGAATCCTATTTGAAAGAATTAATCTTCTCATCTCAATCTCTTTCGAAAAATATTTATAATCGGGGCAGTTTGTATTTAATGATAGGTCTAATTTGTGCTTTCGCAGGAATTGCATTTTTTTATTCACAGACTCATGTTGTTGATTCAACAAAAACACCATTACAACAACTTTTGTCAATACTACCTAATTTTGGTGTTTTGTTTTTTTTAGAGCTGGTTGCATTTTTCTTTCTTCGCCAATATAGGTCTGTCATGGATGAATTTAGATATTATGAAGCCATTAAACGTTCAAGAGAAGAAACATTGGCAATTATTAAGTTTACGTTAGAAAGCGGTAAAGAGGTTGATCTCGCAGAAGTGATTGAAAAAGGAAGGCTTGGTAGTAACCCTAGTAAACTTGAGGTAGGTCAATCTACAGAAATTTTAGAATCAAGAAAACTCGATAAAAGTGAACTTGAAACGCTAACAAAGCTTGTTGAAGCTGTGGTAAGTAAGTTAGGGCAGGGAACAAAATAG